TGCAGGATTAATTAAAGGAACTTCTACTCTTTCTGATTTACTAAATAATGTTGCTGATAAATTTTTAGACGTTGCTTTAAATCAAGCCTTATTTGGTAATGCAGGGGGAAGTACTGTTACAGGCGGTTTATTTAAAATGTTAGGGTTTAAAGCTAACGGAGGGCCAGTTGCAGGAGGTAAGCCTTATGTTATTGGAGAAAAAGGACCAGAGTTATTCGTACCAAGATCATCTGGAACGGTTGTGCCAAATAATAAACTTGGAGGTGGCGGTAGTAACAATGTTACTGTTAACGTAGACGCATCAGGTTCAGATGTTCAAGGCGATGATGCTGGAGGACAGGAACTTGGTACATTAATCGCTGTTGCCGTTCAAGGAGAACTTGTTAAGCAACAAAGACCTGGAGGTTTACTTAACAGATAATGGCTACTTTTCCTGACTTCGATCCACAATATTCTGCTACAAAACGTAGCCAGCCACAACAACGAGTAACGCAGTTTGGCGATGGTTATCAACAACGTACATCTTTTGGATTAAACCAAGACCCTAAAGTTTGGAATCTTACTTTTAATGTTAAAGACAGCGATGCAGATACAATAGAAACTTTTTTAGAAGCCAGAGGCAAAGATGGTGCTTCATTTAGTTGGTCTCCACCTGATGAAACTACAATTTATAAATGGATATGCAGAAGTTTTGGTAGAGAAATGTTTGATTCTGATAGAAGTAGAATAACAGCCAGCTTTGAACAAGTATTTGAACCCTAATGGCAGTACCAGTTTCAGCATTACAAGAAATTAATCCTGGTTCAATTATTGAGCTTTTTACGATTGAACTAAATACGGCTTTACATGGCTCGAACACCATATATCGTTTTCATAATGGTGCAAATATGAACGCAGATGGAGAAGTTGTATGGGCTGGTAATTCTTATTTAAGATTTCCTATCGAATGTTCGGGTTTCGAGTTTGGTTCAACTGGAACTCTACCAAGACCAACGATTGCGATAAGTAATATTTTTGGAACGATAACAGCAATAATGCAGGATATTAATACAACAACTGTTGGTAATGATTTAAATGGTGCAAAATTTACAAGAATAAGAACTTTGGCACGTTTTTTAGATGCAGTTAATTTCGCTCCAGAGACAGTCACCAGCACTTCAACAACTACTGTAGCCGATCCTGCTGATGGGGAAACTGTCACATATACTGTCACAGTAGTTCAAGATTCTGGTGGTGCAAATGTTTTTGCAATAAATGGAGTTCAAAAGCCAGTTATAACAATGAAACGTGGTTCAACTTATATATTCAATCAATCTCACAGTTCTAATGTAAACCACCCATTAAGAATAAAATCTGATGCTGGCGGACAACAGACTACTGTTAATGCAGGAACTTTGGGTACAGATGCAACTGTAACTTATTCTCCAGCATACCCAAGCGCACCGAATGATTTGAGATATTATTGCACAAGTCATGGAAATAATATGGGTAACACAATTACGATGAATAACCCAAATACCATCCAGCAAACAACGACTTCTTCCTCTACTACGCAAACTAATCCTTATGGAACCCCTGATCCAACAGCAGAGTTTCCGCAGGAAATTTATTTTTTAGATAGAAAAGCCACTGAAAATAGAAATGTGGTTACATGGGAAGCTCAATCTGCATTAGACCTAGTAAATGTAAAACTACCGAAAAGGATTGCAACTAAAGAATTATTTCCTGGTATTGGAGCGTTTCAAGGATGATTTGGAAAGATATTGCTTTACAACACGCAAAAAAAGATGCACCGCATGAAGTCTGTGGTTTAGTAGCTGTCTATAAAGGAAAAGAAAAATATTTTCCTTGCAAGAATCTTGCTGAAGAGTTAGGAGAACAGTTTATTTTAGATCCTGATGATTGGATAAATGCAGAAGATCAGGGCGAAATTGTGGCTGTATTTCACAGTCACCCAGATCATCCTCCTACGCCTAGTCAGGCTGACCTTGCTAGTTGTGAATATTTAGATTTACCTTTTCATATTGTCACTCCAGAAACATCAGATTGGTATTATTTTGAGCCTTCTGGGTATGAAAAAAGTTTAATTGGTAGAGAATGGGTATGGGATATTCAAGATTGCTGGAGTTTAATTACTGATTGGTATAAACAAAAAAGAAATATAGCAATAAAACATTGGAAAAGACCAAAAAGTCCAAAAGAATTTTCTGAATTTCCTTTGTTTGAATATGGTCTACCTAAAGTAGGTTTTGTGGAGCTAGGTGAGAATGATGAGACAGAAGTTGGAGATGTTTTGCTCATGGACACTATTAATACGGGGAAGTTAGATCATGTAGCTTTGTATGTAGGAGATCAAACTATTCTTCAACATTGTGTGAAAAGACTTAGTTCTAGAGAAACTTATGACCAAAAATGGATAGAATGTACAAAGAAGAGGTATCGCTATGCTCAGTAAAATAAAAGTTTACGGCAGACTAGCTCGATTTTTAGGACAAAGTACTTTTGAAGCTGAAATAAATTCTACAGTAGACGCTATTCGATTTTTAGTAGCAAATTTTCCTGATTTACAATCACACATGATAGAACAAAACTATTGTGTAAAAGTTGGGAATTATGAAATAAATGACAAAGAGTTGGATATTCCTGTCGGTAGTCAAGAAATAAAAATAGTACCTGTGGCTGTTGGTGCTAGGAGAGGTCTTGGAAGGTTTTTATTAGGAGCAGTCCTTATAGGTGTTGCTATATTCAACCCTGCTGTAGGTATGGGATTAGGACAGGGTACAAGTGCTTTTATGTTTGGAACTAGTGGTGGTGCAGCACTTGCAGCGGCAGCAGGAAATTTTGGTATTTATTTAGCATTATCAGGTGCAGCAGAAATGTTAAGTCCTGTACAAACTGATACTACTACTGACGATCCAAATAGTTTTAACTTTAATGGAATTTTGAACACCATAAATGCTGGAAGTGCAATACCAGTAGTTTATGGTGAAGTTTTTACTGGATCTATAATTGTATCAGCAGGAATTGATACAGAAGACTTCTCAGGAGGAACATAATGTTTAAAATACCAGGAGTTGATTTTGGAGCAGGAAGAAAAGAAATCAATTTAAATCCTTTTAGTTGGTTTGGTGGAGGTGGAGGTGGTACTGCTACTATAAGTTTTGGCTCAGTACAAAGTAGGCAAGCACTAAATCTTGTAGAAGTACTTTCTGAAGGGGAGATTGAAGGTTTTCCTTCGGCAGCAGGACTTACCCAAGGAACTGATGCTTATAACAAAGCTTCCTTAAAAGATGTCTTTTTAGACAAAACACCTATTGTAAAATCAACAGCAAATTCAAGTAATATAACGGATGCCGATTTTAATTTTCAAAGAGTCTTGTTCAAAACTCGTTTTGGAACGGCAAGTCAAACTTCTATACCCGTTGTCAGTGACATAGAAACAGAAGTTAGTGTAAATGCTCCAGTAACTAATGCAGCATCAGTAACTAGAACAGTAACCGAATCTAATATTGATGAAATTAGAGTCACAATACGTTTTGATGCTCTTATAGCAATTAATGAAAAAGATGGTAAAAATTTAGGAACTCAAGTTGATGTATTTATATTAATTACTGAAAATAACGGAAGAACAACTCGTTTTGATAAGAATCAAATTACTGGTACTGGCCCTGGTGGATTTTTAAATTTACTTACAGTTCCAACGTCAGCTTTTAGTGTTAGGGGTAAATCAAGAAGTGCATATTCTAGGGATTTTAAGATTACTTTAAGAGAAGACACAGCTTTTCCAATTTCAATAACAGTTGGTAGAGAAACTGCTGATAGTACTGATGAGAAAGTAACCGATACATTTAGGTGGTCATCTTTTACAAAAATAATAGATGAACAAAGGCCATATCCAAATGTAGCTCATAATTATTTGCGTTTTGACGCAGAACAATTTCCTAGTATCCCAAGACGTTTATATAGAATTCGTGGAATCAAAGTTAAAATTCCACATAATGGAACTGTAGACCAAACCAATGGAAGATTAACTTATAGTGGAACTTTTAATGGAACGCTTACTACAACTACACATTGGACAACTGATCCTGCATGGATTTTGTTTGACCTTATAACAAATAGTAGATATGGATTAGGAGAACATATTACTGAAGCTCAATTAGATAAATATTCTTTTTATAGTGCCTCTGTCTATGCTTCTGCATTAGTTGATGATGGTCAAGGAGGTCAAGAACCTAGATTTAGTTGCAACGTAGTTTTAAATCAAAGAACAGATGCTTTTAAGACAGTGATGGCTCTAAGTTCTGTAATGAGAGCCATGACATTTTGGGGTGCAGGATCTTTAACACTTACTCAAGATAGACCCACAGATGCCAGCTATCTATTCAATCTGTCAAACGTAACTTCTGAAGGATTTATATATTCTGGTACGAGTTTAAAAACAAGATCAACTGTTGTATCCGTGTCTTACTTTGATATGACTAATCAAGAGCCAGATTTTGAAACTGTTGAAGATACTGCCGCAAAAAATAAATATGGAATTATTCATAAAAAAATTACAGGTTTTGGCTGTACTTCCAGAAAT